AACAAATAATCATATACAGAAGGAACTGTTTCTTTTAAATTACCTTTCGCAGCACGAGTAAATTCATCTTCTAACTCTTCTTGACTTATCGTTAAAAGTCTCCTATATTGTGGAAACATTTCGTCCGATAGCGTCTGCCGCACTGTAGGTGGATAAATCTTGCATTTTCCTTTATAAGAAAAAGGAATTGCTAAAAAACCATTTAAATCAATCATAAGTAACTATATTGAAAAACATTTCAAAAGCAGAGATTTCTTCAGTATTAAAATTTGACTGAAAATCTCCACCTTCAATTCGACCCAAACCATTAATAGTTTTTCCTTCTAATGATTTTTGTATTTCTCCCATTATTAAAAAGGGACGCAAATTATCACTTTTTAAAGTCCATTGACTTAAAGGTACAAAAACTTCAATACCTAAAGATAAATTCTTAAACTCTTGATTCTCGGGATTTTTTACTCCATTAATTACCTTTAAAGCAATTACTGAATTTGCTTTTTCTTCATTATCAAGTTTAGGAACAATCTTTATTAATTTCTGATAAACTTTATGGCGAATTTCATCATCGGTTAAATCTGGATTATCCAAAGGGTCTTTATCAGTATAATATAAATATTTCACCAAAGTTTGATTTGCCATTAATCGTTTAATAATCTTTTGAAGATTTTCACCTAATTCATTTAAATATTTAATTCCTGCCATTATTGATCTTCACCACCATCTAGCCAGAAGAATTCATCTGGTTCATTATAAGGTTCTTTGTTATCAGGTATATCTTCTTCTCCACGTTGCGGTGGAGCGGTCAAATCATGAATATATGTTGGGTCAATAGTTACATATTCAACACCAAGTGAAGAATTAAAATCGTAACCAGTAACTTGATAATGCTCTAAAAATGGAGGTTCACCAACCTCAATAATTACATCCTTTCTAATGAATTCATTTCTTGGTATTACTAAGAAGTTGGACTTCAGATTTTCTGCATAAAGAACATCCATACGAGAACGCGACCTAACTTCATTTTTCAACATATTATTCTGCTGACCATAAAGATAAGCATAACTACAACATCTATGGCCCTCATATTCCCAATGAATTTCATGGGTCATTCTTAGCATTTTATAATTATTATACCCTCTATCAACTAAATCCTCTTGATACCAAACAAGCCATGGCCGCAAGTCGCCAGTTCTCTTATCTGGAATAAAAAGAATTTCACCTTGATCAATTTCTGTTTCAACTCTTGTTAATAAATCAAAAGTTACCTGTGTTTCATCCTGTTTATCAGGTTCAAAACACGCAGGAATTATCTTATTCTTATATGAAAAATCAATTCTATAGACTGATTTATTCAACAGATTCTCAAATTCTAATTCACGTTTATTCTGAACTCTTGTTTGATGGTCATATCCAAATCTATTTAATCGCCGCAGATAAACATCATCAAAGTATTTCATCGCCTATTTTACTCACTAAAGTCATACAATCAAAGATTGTAGTTCTGAAATACTTATAACTTAAGTATTTAAGAGAACTAAGTTTGTGGAAAAGTATGTAATAGTTAATCGTCTTTTCTTCTTCTGAATAACCCATTAATTCAATCAAAATTGAATCTAGGAACTTTTCCCATTCTCTTCCTCTTTCATACTCTCTTAATAAACCAAAAAGACGACTTTTTAGTTTATTATTGCTTGCTTCAATTACATCAGGAAGCATTAATCTACGCGACTGGCAAGACGAGAATATTTAAAAGGTTTACCCTTAATAGAACGATAATAAACCGCCTCTAAACGTAAAGCATTTTTCTTTTCATTTTCAAGTGTTTCATTGAATTTATCAAGCAAATTCGCCTGTGAAAAATCTCTTTCATCGTAAAGAGGTTTAATATTCTCCCAAGAAAGTATAGTACGATTTAGCCACTCACATTTCATATAAGTAGCCAAGATTTGGACTTCTTCAGGGCCGAGTTCAGCATAAAACCCTTCATCATTCCTATCCAAATCAACTCTTGGAAACTTAAACCAAGGAATTCCTCCCTCTAATAACTCCCTCAAGTCAATTTGAATTTCTTCCCATTCCCAATGTGCCCATTCATCATCGAGAATTTTTGCTAAAAAAGCATTAAACACTCTTTCGTAAGGAGTCATTACCGTTTTCATCAGGCAGAACCTCCTCATTCTGTTTCTTTAAGTTATAAATCTTTAAAACATCCATGCCACAAAGACTCTTCATAATCTCAGCCTTATTCATATCAATCATAGCATGGTCAACAGCATACTGAGCAACTTCCTTCATCTGAATATCAGTAAGCTTTTTAAATTCCGCTCTAAATTCAGCAACAGGCATATTAGTCAGCATACGTTCAATCATTTTATCTTCAAGTAAAACAATAGTTTCTTTTACTGCATCATAAGGCTCTAAACCAATCTCTTTTTTAAAGTCTAAATCTTCAATATAAAGAATACCCTTTTCAAAAAGATAAGAAACGCCAGGATTAAAAATTGCTTCACGAAGCACATCCTTTGGTACAGGGAACCTAGCTTTTTTCTTCTGCCAAACTCTCTTAAATCTTAGTTCGGGAATAGAAAAACCTACATTACCATTAACAGTACTTACTACAAAAACATTATCTGTCATATTTAATTACTCCTTTTTACGCCTATATTTATATAAAACAAGGGAGAGGGATTACCTCTCCCCTTTAACTAACAATTACAGATTGGGGTAAGGGAATTCAGAAGTATCTGCAATAGCAGTATTCTGATAAACAGCCCAATTGTGATGATGCATAATAGCAGCGCCCATCTTCTTATAAGCATGTACTTCAACAGACTGATCGCGGTTTACGAAGTCATACATTTGAGTTTCGCCCTCAAGAACAACCTTAACAACCTTTTCTTTACCAGAAGGAAGAATGTAAGCGAACTGAGGATTCATCCAAGTCTTAGTATTGGTTTCATCAAGATAGGATTGTGGAATCTCAATAATGGGAGTACCACGGAAAAGATTGATGCGGCCAACATTGTGAATACGATCGATATCCTGGGGATGATAAACACCCTGAGCGCCAGAAACGGCAGGAACAATAGCATCAGGACCCATAGCATCAACGAATTCAGGGCAAGCAAAAATTACAACGCTCTGACCATAATTCTTAACTGTGGTAACGAGCTTCTGCATTTGTTCGGCATCAAAACCAGCAAAAATAACCTTGTTAGCAGCAGGACGACCAACTGCATCAACTGCAGCGATAAGAGCCTTCTGAATTTCACCGAATACTGCATCGGTAAGACCTTCAGTAAGAACATCCATTAATTCGCTTAGACTTTCAGCGCCATCAAGGAAACGCTCGAAGTCCATGGTGATAGCTCCACCAACAGCCTTTCCTTCAAGAGTAAAGGTATCAGTATCAAGACGGAATGTCTCGTATACACCAGAAAGACCAACCTGGGTCAGGAACTTACGGGCACGATTCTTACCCATAATACCACGCTTGAAGATAGCTTTCTGTCCCTGAGGAACACGCTGTACTTCAGCAAAAGCACCAACTGCATCAAGAACCTTGTTAGGAACGATTTCGTCAGCGTTCTTAATAATTATTTCATAAATATCATACTTGTTCCGCATGAAGTCATTAACAGAACCACAGAGTTCCTTAAGACCGTCAGCAAGAGCAGCATTAACATTTTCACATTCAAAATTAGCAGGAGCAGTACCATGAGCGGCATGACGAGCTAACTCTTTTAACTGTTGAATAGTCATATTCTCAATTCCTCCTATTAAGATTAAGCCTTAAGAGCCTGAAGCATTACACCAGGCTGGCCGTCAGGCATAGTGGTGAACTCAACAACCTTAAGTACAGGACCTTCAGCAGGCTGAGTAGCAGACAACTTAGTAGCGCCACCATCAACATCGAGACCACCATAAACAGGAGTCTCCTTGCAAGCTTCGAGAGCTTCAATCAGAGCATCGTCATCAGCAAATTCGCCATCATCATAGCAGAGGCAATTAGTAGTCCACTTATCACCAACAGCAAGCAGACCTATACGAGGTAAGAAAGAACCACGCTTTAAAGAAAAGTTCTTCAGACCAGGTAGACGCTCATCATACATATGCTCGGTAGAATAATGTAAACCGATAGGAAGAAGTTCGCCAGCATCAGGGAAGCGAACTACGCGATTAGCACGGTCAATAGCTAAAAGCATGCCGTTCTCGGCAGGAAGAGTTTCAAAATCAGTAGCATCAAGATGGCACTGTGCTTCAATGCGGCCATCACGACGGAAAGCGACGTTATTTAATTCAATCTGACCGTAACCGTCAATTGTAAATCTTTTGGTAGCCATTTATATTCCTCCAAAATTATTTCTTATACTTAGATAAAATTTCTGACAAACCATCAGTAGGAACATCCTTAGGAACGAACTGAGGTGTCTTAGTGAAAACTGAAGGATTAGTATTAACTAATTCAAAAGCTAATTCCTTCTCAATAGAGTCAACAGTATATTCAGATAGATTTTCAGTATACTTAGAAATAATACTATCATCAAGCAGTTCGCTGTAACGATCAACAACAGCCTGCTTCTGAGCATTCTCACTGTCAAGCTTATATTGAGCTAATTGCTCGTTTTCAGTCTTTAAAGAATTAAGAGAGTTATTCGCTTCGTCTAATTGAGTCTGAATTTCTCCCTTTTCTGTTGTTAAAGTAGAAACTGAAGTATTAAGTTCTTCAATTTTTGATTCAAAATTCTGTCTATCTTCATCAAAAGAATTTGCGGCAACGAAATTTTCGTTTACCATTTCAAAAGTACCACCATTCATTGCATGGAGAGCTTCAAGGGCGGCCTTTTCATTTTCAGTAATATCAACTATGAAGCACTTGCGGCGCTCACCGATTGTTACTACATCAGCGGCATCATCTTTAGTATAATCAACTTGCTCATACTGACCAGCTTCATAATTATAGCAAAGAGCGTACTTTTCATAAACATCAAGTACGGTATAAGTAATTGTCCAATTACCTTCTTCATTAAAAGAAGGATTAAGTCCCATAAAAATGGCACTATGCTTTTCTGAGTCAGAAAGCTTGAAATTTACATTAGGCATTTCAGCTTGTCCTCCTTTATTATCATCTTGTTTTAAAGTAAAATCTTTTATATTATCTAAAGTTTCTTTTAAAGAAGTATAGAGACTATAAAAGGCGCTTCCTTCAAAACAAGGTTCAACTAATTCACCCAATGCTTGCAAGCCTAAGAAACAAGCATCGGTATATTCAAAACATCTACGTCCATCACGTATAATTACTGAACCCTGAATAGAAGGCTCATAAAGCTCCATTGATTGGCTTTTACCAGGAATTTCTTTGGCTTCTTCATAAAGACCTGTCCAAAGAAGTACGTTGGCGCAAGCATATTCACGCTCTATTCCATCTTCATCTAAATGAGTTTCCCAAGAAAAATCTAAATCATCTGGCCCCATAACCACACCATATGCCCGACCTTCGGTGCGGGCTTCTCCGTGTGTAGTAAAGTCGCCATCTTCGTAGATGCCCTTTACCGGTGCATAGGGAAGAGTTTTTAGTAATTTTTCAGCAAATTCATCTGTTATATAAGTACCATTTCGATTGTGCCCTTTATAAAAAATACGCACACGCGCTTTAGAAAGTACTTTATTATATTCTTCTAAATTATTGTATATAACAACTGGAAACTCTTTTATTTTATCAAAATTCATTTAGAGCCTCCTTGTCCAGTTTTTTCCTGTGACTCTTTGTTTTTAATTGTCTTAGGAGATTGCTCTGTTCCTTCTTTTGCTGGGCGGCCGGCACCTTCAGCAGTTTGAGTATAAGCAGTTTGTAGAGGAATTAATATCTTTTCTAATTTCAAAACATCATTCTCAAGCATTTTAATGTTAACTAAATCACGTTGAGTCAGTCCCAATGCCATTGAGGGAATTAAGAAGCTATAGCCCATACCAGCAAGTTTAAAACTTTCTTCAACATATTCTTTTTCGTTATACCAAGTGATTGGTAAAATTGTATATTTAAAATTAACGTTTGAATTAGCATAAAGCATATTTATGAGATTAGTTAGGAAATTGGAATATTTATTACCTAGTACCATCATTAAAGCAGTATCATTTTTAATACTCTTATCCAATGAAGAACTACCAGTTGCCGCAAATAATTCTTTACTTGCGCCAGCTTGGTCATAAATATTTTGAACCATCTTCTCTAAGCGATTTGTTGTTGCTTCACCAGAAGTTTTTGACACAATTGCATCAACATCGTCATAAGTAGTTAAAACGGAAATATTCTTATTACCTCTTAACATACCGACGGCCGCCATATGCATTTCTTCTGCTTCTTCAGGTTCAAATAATAAACTTCCATC